CAAATCATATAAACCTATACTAAATTGTTCTTGATTTATTGATTTTCAGACTTTATACTAAACTCACATTAACAGAGGAGAGTATAATGTTTTTTTTCTATCCAGATAACGAAAAGCGCAGTAATGCACCTTTTAATCCACATCGCTACAATCCCAACAACATGATTTGCAAGCATCTTGAGAATTACTTTTTCTTAAAGTTTATCATACAAAAAAGTGAGGACTTTGTAGAACGTCATCGTGCAAGCAAAGAACTAGATGTGTGTGAGCGTAAGATTGCATACTGGCAAAAAATGCCCACCTATTGCGAGGATACATATCAGCATCACTTAAACATTTACAAAAATAATTGGGATATGTAAAAAAAATTACAACCCACTGAAAACATTGAAAACTTTTTTGATGTTTTCAGTTGACATTTAAGTCAACAATCACTATATTATATATGTAAACAGAAGGAGATAGTCATGTTTGTAGTTAAGACACAAATTTTGGAAAACTATGGTGCACATTGCGAAGATGGCAGATTTGCTTCTGGCAATGCATACTGGAAGATGAAAGGCGGCAACGAATATATTGTTCGTGACCTTGATCGTCCGCAGGATGCTATGGCGTTCGTTGCTGCGAAGTTCATCGAAAACAACATTTACTTCAAGGAGTTTCCAATCGAAGTAATCACCTGGGACGAGTGGCAAGATGAACTCAACGAACTCGACGAAGACTATCGTGAGTTCCTAGTAGAGCAGGCTGTTGCTTGCTCTCCAGTAGCGGAGGCAGCGTAATGAAAAAGCAACGTCCACTTTATAATACTGATCAAGTGTTAGAACTGGCAATTGTTGTTGACAGTAATCAGGGCTTTGTAAAAAGCGGCCATGGATATTTTGATCGTGAAAATGATATACAGGTTTACGATAATAAAACTGCTATTATGCAGTATATCCAGGGTGATGTTGACATGCCTGAAATTAATAAAGATATTCAAAAAGACGCTGCAAAAATAAAAGAAAGTTTTCGTGACGAACTTATTGCTAAAAAGCTGATGGGTCGTTTAAACACTTTTGAGGAAAGCGTTTTAAAATCATTGAGCAACGATGCTATAGACAATTTTGGTGTCAGTATTTTAGCTAGCCTTCCTAATAGCTTTCGTGTACAAAAAAAGCGTCAAAGTTTGGACGACTGGTTTGACACAATGCGTGACAAAAGCGAGTTTGTTGGTAAAATTGGTGAACGTATTCGCTTTAGTGTTAATGTTAAAGATGTGAAGTTTATTGCAAAATATGGTATACACTTGGTAACTTGTGTTAATGACGAAGACAATCTTATCAAGTTCTTTTTTAGCAAAGAGCCAGACATTGCTGGATTGTTGGAGAATAAAACTGTTATTATTACCGGTAAGGTAAAGCAACATGACGTAAGTAAATTCAGTGACTGTAAAGAAACTGTAATTAATTACGTAAAAATTGAAGAAAAGTGTTGACAAGGTATTCATACTGTGTTATCACATATGTATAGAAACAAAAAATGGAGTGAGAGACCATGCAGAAAGTTTTAGTACGTAACGGAGAGTACAACAAAATGCCAATTACTAACGAAGTGTTTGCACTTGTTAAAGGCATTAGTAAAGGTAAAAACGGCAGTTTTATAACTGTTGCTGGTACCGGTGAAAATGGATATCCGGAGCGTAATATTCGTATCCGAGTTTCGGGTAAAAAAGATATTGAAATGCAGTCTGTAGAAAAGCAAGAGTCAGACGAGCAAATTATTGAACGACTACGTGAGCGTTTTCAGATCCTAGAGGATATGAGTTATGCTGCATGTGACGGTGTTGTGCGTGGAATGGTTGTTACTGGACCTCCAGGTGTAGGTAAGTCCTACGGTGTAGAGAAAGTAATCCGTGAAGCCGAACTTATGAACAAAATGAGCGGCGGTAGCGGCAATACTGGCCGTAAGTACGGTATGGAAAAAGGTGCTGCGAGTGCTATTGGTTTGTTTAAACTGTTGTACGAGTATTCAGAAACAGGTTCTGTGCTAGTGCTAGATGACTGCGATAGTGTGCTGTATGATGAGACTTCACTTAACTTGCTCAAAGCAGCACTAGATAGCAGTCCTAAGCGTTACTTGAGCTGGCGTAGTGAAAGTTCAGTATTGCGACGTGAAGGTATACCTGACCGTTTTGAGTTTAAAGGTTCGATTGTGTTTATTACAAACCTCAAGTTTGAAGCAACACGTGGTAAGATGAAAGATCACTTGGATGCGATCATGTCACGCTGTCACTACATGGACCTGACTATTGATACAATGCATGAAAAGTTTTTGCGTTGTAAGCAAATTGTAACAGATGGTATGCTGCAAGATTATAAGTTCTCTGAATCAGATCAAAAAAATCTGATGGATTACATTTACGAAAACCGTGAAAAGCTACGTGAAATGAGCTTGCGCATGGTACTAAAGATTGCCGATCTCAAGAAGATGAACGGTAATAAATGGCAACGTTATGTAGAAATGACCTGCATGAAACGGGCCTAATAAAATAAAGTCCAACGGTGGACCTCCTCTGTCTGCGTCACTCTCACTCACACCGTTGGGCTTAACTGGGCCGGTAAAGTAAAACACTTTACCGGCTCTTCTTTTCACTAAGTACTTATGTGTGATTGACAAAAATTAAAACGTAGTATATTATCTAGACATGAAGTGTAAAATTATCCTTAAAGATGAAGTAAACTGTAAAGTTGAAGGTCTTGACTTGCAAACTCGTCGCAAGTGTGAACAAAAACTAAAGTTCTTTTTGCCTTATGCAAGACATGTGCCAGCATATAAACTAGGACGCTGGGACGGCTGTGTGGGCTTTTTTACAATGGGTGGTAGTACATTTGTTAACGCATTACCACATATTATTCCTATATTACAGGAAAGCAAATATGAGTTTGATGTAGAAGACCAACGTAGCACTTGGAAGTTCGACTTTAAACAAATTGCAGAAGATCACTTCAGTGCTAGAACTTGGCCAGACAAACATCCGTCTGCTGGAAAACCAGTTGTACTGCGTGACTATCAAGTCGATATTATTAACAAGTTTTTAGACAATACGCAGAGTATACAAGAAATTGCAACAGGTGCAGGCAAGACATTGATGACTGCAGCACTTAGTGATTTGATCGAACCCTACGGTCGCAGTATTGTTATTGTACCAAACAAAGACTTAGTAACACAAACAGAAGCAGATTATATTAACTTGGGACTTGATGTTGGTGTGTACTTTGGCGATCGTAAAGAGTTTGGTAAAACACATACCATCTGTACTTGGCAAAGTTTAAACATTATTGAAAAACGTTTTCGTGATGGCGAAAGCGAAATGAGTTTGGACGATTTTGCAGAAGATGTAGTATGCATTATGGTAGACGAAGTGCACCAAGCAAAGGCAGACGTACTAAAGAAACTGTTAACGGGTAGTTTCCGTAATGTTCCTATTCGTTGGGGACTAACAGGTACAATACCAAAAGCGGATCATGAACGACTGAGTTTAGAAGTAGGCCTGGGAGAAGTTGTGCATCAACTGGCGGCAAGTGATCTGCAAGATCAAGGTGTACTAGCACAGTGTGAAGTTAACATCATGCAATTACAAGATACAGTTAACTATGGAAATTATCAAAGCGAACTAACTTACTTGACAACTGACAGATATCGTTTAGATTATATTAGTGAAATGATTAAAACAATGTCTAAAAGTGGCAATACACTTGTACTTGTTGATAGACTTAAAGCAGGTGAAGGGCTACTAGAACGTCTCGGAGACGACACTGTTTTTATTAGCGGTGCAATGAAAACACAGGATAGAAAAGATGAATATGACGAAGTATCAGGAGCAGATGGCAAAATCATTATTGCTACCTATGGTGTTGCGGCTGTTGGGATCAATATCCCTCGCATTTTCAATCTTGTTCTCATTGAGCCTGGCAAGTCTTTTGTTAGAGTAATTCAAAGTATAGGTAGAGGAATTAGAAAAGCACAGGATAAAGATAGTGTTCAAATTTGGGATATTACTAGTAGTGCAAAATTCAGTAAACGACATTTAACTGAACGTAAAAAATATTACCGTGAAGCAAAGTATCCGTTTCATGTAGAGAAAGTAGATTTTAAATGAAAATATTAACAGTAGATAATGAAAGTTATGACTTAGAATATGTTCCAGAAGAAATAGAAGATATAAGATATTGTGTATTAGACTACAGCGACAAGGATAATGCAGATTATATATTTGTTCCACTAGTGTTCTTAGAAAGTTTTAGTTGCCCTGCGGCTGTTTTAAAAATTGGTAATGACACAGTAAAAGTGCCGCTAGATTGGAATTTAGTTGTATGTGATCCCAGTGTTGGAGATCCAGAAATACTTCCTATTACAAGTTTAAATGATCGTGGATTTAAAAGTTTTGTATTTAATCCAATTACAGGATTTATGCCAGAGTTTACAGAAGTAGAAATTGTAAATATATATCAAGAAGTCAAATGGTATTTTCCTAAATTAAAATATGGACATATATTGGCAGTGCCTTTAGAAACAAAAAATAATCCACGTTGTGTTTACTTTGTAAAAGAAACTGCTAAACTACCAGATGTACTAAGCACGGATGATTTGTGGTGAGTAAGCTAGATCTTAAAAATGAAATGCGAGCTATCGATACAAAAGATCGTAACTGGTATAAGACATTAACTGAAGAAGAACGCACAGCATATAACAAACAACTGTGGGTTCAAATGCGTTGGACTAGTTGTGTAAATGATACCGACACTTTAATACTCGTAAATGAATTTACAAACAGGCATTTTAACATATTAAAAAACCATCATGAATTACAGTTGCAATTACTACAAGTATCAGGAACAGGAAATACTCGTAGACGTGAATGGATCCCTCCTGGTAAAGGTGTTAAAAAGAACCGGATTATGAGTTGGCTGGCAGAACAGTATCCACAATACAGTGATGCAGAACTTGAATTACTTGCTGCAACAAATGACAAAAAAGTATTTTCAGATATGATGGAACAGCAAGGTATGACTAAAAAAGAGATCAAAGAGATTGTAAAATGAAATGTGAGTATTGCGGAAAGGATTTCAAACGTGAAAGTACATTACTTGCTCACACGTGTGAGAAAAAACGCCGTTGGCTTGCAAAAGAATTTCCTGAAACAATAGCTGGTTTTGCAGCATTTGATTTGTTTTACAGATTAAGTATGCAGCATAAGCCTAAGGAATATGCTGACTTTGTTGACAGTCAGTTCTTTAGTGCGTTTGTAAAGTTTGGCAGTTATTGTATCAACACACGTGTCATTGACGGAGAAGCATATACTCGTTGGCTAGTACGTAAACAAGCAAAACTCAAAGACTGGCCAACTGATAGAATGTACATGCTTTTTGTTAGAGATCATGTAAAAAAAGAAACAGTGGATCGTGCATTAGAACGTTTTGTAGAACATGCAAGTAAGACGTCTTACTTTGATAGCTTCTGGGAAACTGCAGGTGGTTATGTAATTGCAGACTGGGTAGAGTCAGGTAAAATAAGTCCTTGGATAATTATTTGTAGTACTCGTGCACAAGTAGCATTGAATGACATGAATGAAGAATGCTTCAATAGAGTAGCAAATTGTATAGATGCTGGGCATTGGGGTAAAAAAACACAACAGGCTCCGCAAGATGCAGCATGGGTAAGACACATAATTGATGGAGAACCTGTTGATGCTTAAACGTAAAAAATATAATTTAACTGACCAGGAACGTGAAGCCAAACATAAAGAAGTTGAAAAACTAGTCGCAAAAAAAGAAAAAGTGTATTTAGACGAACCATGGCAAGGGTATTGTGATGATGATTCACACCCGTTGTTTAGTATATTAGTAACTAAACAAAAACCAAAAGCAGTATGTTACTACTGCTCAAAAATGTGGATACTAGATGGATAAGTGTAACAAACATCATATACTATTTGTTAAAAATAGTGTTGGAGACTATCAAGCAATGGATGCAGTATGCGGTAAACAAGTAGGAAAAACTATTTGGTATTGTTGTAAAGAACACATGGAAAAAAAGATACAGCCTGATTCAGGTATACGTTATACAAATAATGATGATGGAGAAATAATGAATGATTAAATTGGAGACAGTTGATGCCTGATATTGATATTGACTTTGCTAACAGAGATCAAATACTAGCAAAAATTAAACATGTACCAGCACGGTTGCAAAATCGTAAACACAATACTGGCGTATATACACACCGTGTTCCAGTTGATCCTTTTAAAGGATTGTGTACACTTGATCATAAAGCAGCAGACGATGCTGGATATTTTAAATTAGATATGCTCAATGTAAGCATATATAAAGACGTGCGTGATGAACACCACTTACAGCAATTGATGGATCATGAACCAATTTGGGAGTTATTACAACATGAAGACTTCGCTGATCAAGTCTTCCATGTTAGTGGACATTCAGAGTTAATGCGTAAACTAAAGCCCAGTAATATATCAGAATTGGCTGCAACACTAGCAATTATTCGTCCAAGTAAGCGTTATTTAGAATCAGCAAATTGGGATCGTATACATAAAGAAGTATGGGTACAGCCAACCAACAATCAATATTATTTTAAAAAAGCACACGCATTTTCATATGCAATGGCTGTTGTAGTACATATGAATTTAATTTGTGAAAAATTAGGATACTAAGATGAACGAACAAAAATTTCTTAAAGAAATAGACGAGATTGGATTTACATTATGGGAGGCAAGATTTGATCCTGAATGTATTGAAGAATTAAATGATTATGCAGCATCGTTCCCACCAGAACGTGGACATGATAAAAATTTAAAATGGTACGGTTGGGAAACTATTAAAGATATGTCGCCTGAAGAAATTGATAAAATTGACTGGGCTTACTATTGGACAGACGAGCCCAAAGAACATCATTTTATTGAAAAAGTAATTAAACCAGATCTAGGAAAATGTGCTGATGCAGCATTTGGAGAAGGTAACTGGGAATGGTACATGTGTGACTTTATCGTACTACATCCTGGTATGAATTTTGTACGACCACACATTGATACTCCATATAGATTTAAAGAATTCAAATATACTGAAGGATTACTAGGATTACAATTCATGGTAATGTTGTGTGACTTTGAAGCCGACAATGGTGCAACAGGTTATGTACCTGGATCACACAAATACATATATGATTACTATCAAAATTTGTATGCTGACAAAAGTGTATTTGATTTATTTTTCATGGATAACTACCGCCAACACCAGGGCCCTAAAGGAAGTTTTGTATGTTGGCATCCAAGAGTACTCCATAGTACTATGCCAAATCATTCAAATCAAATTAGACGTGGCTTGTTATTACATGCGGCTGAAAAAACAACGGCCAGAAGGCTGCGAATTGTTGATCCGCAAAAGAACACTTCTTTAAGAACTAGTTAACTTTTCTTACTAATTGTATGTTTCTACGTTTAACACGTTTTTGAATAATATTGTTTAAACTAATACTTGGACCGTGCACTATTGAAAAATCTTTACAACTGAACGTAACCAGTGTTGGCCTAAACTTTTCCCAACGACTTTTAAAAATAATGTTAATAGGAATCATACGGTTTGTTCCCCACCACCATTCTTCTCCTAGATCTAAGAATTCAATTTTTTCATCGTCGTTTTTGATATTATCAAAAGAATACATACTAGCCATGTGTTGATCAACATTTTGCATTATGCCAACATATTCGTTGCCACCGTATGCAACAAGTGTTAAAAATGGAAAGTTTTCTAGTAGTTTTTGATATTTTTGTGGTATATGTGTCATTCTATTATTACTTATTCAAATAAATACTAGTGGAGATTTATAGCATGAATTATCAAGGTACAACTTATAGTTACAATCAAAGAAGTGAAATTTTAATTCCTACACGTAGAGGTACATCTTATTATGGTCCACAAAATCATAAGCCTCTTATTGCGTATCAAGGAGTAACCACTGATTTTGAATTTTATGTAACTGATACTAATAGAAAACCTGTTAGTATTGAAAATAAAACTTTTACAGCTAAAATCATTGATAGAACAACTAAGGTTGCAGTAATTACTCGAACACTTACACCACTTGATTATGCGCAAGGATCTCTATTAATGCGTTTAACTGAAGATAATGTTGCTAGTTTGTCTCCTGCATTATATGATGTTACAATTACTTATACTGACAGTGAAAGCCAGACTTTTGGATTATATACTGATCAAAATTTTCGACTGACTTATGTACTAGAAGTAAAAGAAAACATTGGTACAACTATTAATGAGAGTATAACTATTGACAGACTGCCTGGAGGCATCAGTGACAAATATCCTGGAACTGCACAAACACGTAATAGTGATGGTACAAATACTGCAGCGGTTTACTTAACAAATTATACTGGAAAAGTTTTTGTAGATGCCACGCTTGAAACTGACCCTGCAGAGCGTGATTGGTTTCCAATTATTATAAATCCAGACCAAGATGATAAGTTTTGGACTTTTACTAATACAACTGGTATAGAAGCATTTACCTGGGATGGCATGTATATGTGGGTTCGCTTCCGTTTTGAAAATGATGTTGCCAATACAGGAACACTTGACAAAATCTTATATAGAGCGTAATATGAATACATGATTGTATTGGACTTCGTCAGACAAACTCTACCTGGTGGTTGGAAAAGCACACCCAGTGGTTGGGTCAGTGGTAACTGCCCAATGTGTAAAACTCGTGGACATCGTAGTGATACACGCAAACGTGGTGGATTAATGTTTACTGACGACAAAGTTCAGTATAACTGTTTTAACTGTGGATTTAAAACTGGCTGGTCGCCAGGCAGAAAAATAAACGGCAGACTACAAGAATTGTTAGTACAATTTGGTGCTGATCCTGCTCAAATACAACGTATAAACTTTGAGTTACTTAAACAACAAGAAGAAGAAAATGTTGTAACTCAGTTTATTAAACAAGACAAACCACGTGAAGTAAAAATAAACTGGGGCGAAGAATCACTGCCACCAGAAAGTAAACGTTTGTCACAAGTTGATACCAGTACGCTGTCTGATGAAAAATTATCAAAGTTTATAGCAGCATGTGAATATATTGAGGAACGTGGATTGGGGTTTTACAGTGACTGGCACTGGAGCCCATTTAAACATTTTAGTAATCGTATTATACTACCGTTTTATTATGATGATAGTATAGTAGGATATACTGCACGTTGGGTTGGAAAAACACCAGACAAGGAGACACCCAAGTATTACTTAAAGTCTCCTAAACATTTTGTGTACAATGTAGATGCACAAGCAGATCATAAGTATACAATAGTCAGTGAAAGTCAGTTTGATGCACTTATTACTGGTGGTGTTGCAATGCAAGGCAATACACCTAGTATGACGCAATGTGACATTGTTGATGACTTGGGTACTGAAATAATAGTTGTACCAGATGCTGACCGTGCAGGTAATGAATTGGTTAAAGCAGCACTCAAACGTGGTTGGAGTGTAAGTTTTCCTCCTTGGGAGGGATGTAAAGACGCTGGCGATGCAGTGCAAAAGTATGGTAGATTATTTACAGTAAGGAGTATAATTGAAAACGCAGAGAGCAACACAACGAAGATCCAGTTACTTGCTAAATCCTATTGTAGATGATTATAATATCAGAGACAAGGAATTTTATAATAGAGTGAAACATGTAAGTGCATACACAGATTTGCAAAGCGAATGGGTCAAACGATTTGCTTGGCTACCTAAACATAGCGATATAACCAATGAACGGATTTGGTTGACAAATTATTACGAGTACGTTATAACAATGGATATGAATGGCACAGTGCCACACAAAAGTAAAGACTGGCGCATGGTATATACCCGTGACGAATATATTGCTAAGAAGCTAACAGGCGAAATTAAATGAGTGAAGAGTATACAGACGATTTACAAAAACTTTATATTGAGTTTTTGTTAGCAGAGAAAGACCTCTTTGTTAGATGTAATGCTATTACACAAAGCAAATACTTTACTCGTAAGTATCAGCCTGTTATGGACTTTATACAACAACACGTAGACGGTTATGGTGACTTACCCACACATGAACAAATTGCTGCAAAAACAAGTCAGCAGTTTGACGACATTACTAACAAAGTAACAGATGACCATAAAAAATGGTTTATGGATGAATACGAAAAGTTTTGTAGACACAAAGCACTGGAAGGTGCTATCCTTGCTAGTGCTGACAAACTTGAACGCAATGAATATGGTAGTGTAGAAAAACTAATTAAAGATGCTGTTAGCATTGGACTTGCTAAAGACTTTGGACTTAACTATTGGGATGATCCCGCAGGACGTATTCAAACTATTAAAGACAATCGTGGACAAAACAGTACTGGTTGGGAGAGTCTGGACAAAGTATTGTATGGCGGATTTAATCCAGGCGAACTGAATATCTTTGCAGGTGGTTCGGGCAGTGGTAAAAGTTTGTTTATGCAGAACATGGCACTCAACTGGGCACTTGCTGGTAAAAACGTTGTTTATGTAAGTTTGGAACTTAGTGAAGAACTGTGCAGTATGCGACTAGACGCTATGCTTACTAATATGAGCACTAAAGACGTTATGAAAAATCCAAGTGACGTTGAGCTTAAAGTTAAAATGGCAAGTAAAAAAGCAGGCGTATTGCAAATTATACAAATGGCAAATGGCAGTACAGTTAATGATATTAAAGCATATTTAAAAGAATATCAAATACAAAAAGGCATTAAAGTAGATGCATTGTTTGTTGACTACTTGGACTTGATGATGCCGGTAACAGTAAAAGTAAATCCAAGTGATCAGTTTATTAAAGACAAGTTTGTAAGTGAAGAGTTACGTAACCTGGCAACTGAACTACATATTCTATTTGTTACAGCATCACAACTTAACCGTGGTGCAGTTGACGAAGTAGAGTTTGACCACAGCCACATTGCAGGTGGTATTAGTAAAATTAATACAGCAGATAACTTGATTGGTATTTTTAGTAGTCGTGCAATGCGTGAACGTGGCCGTGTACAAATACAGTTTATGAAAACACGTTCGAGTAGTGGTGTTGGATCGAAGTTGGACTTGGGATATGATATGAACACACTGCGTATTACTGATTTAGATGACGATGAACAGGGAGAAGATGGACAAGTTGCAAGCATTTACCAAAGTTTAAAAGCAAATGCAAATTCAAGTGTAAGCCCAGCTGGAAAACAAGTTACAGAAACCACAACTACAGCCGTTAATAACGCTGATAGATTACAAAATTTACTTAAAAGAAGGGAATAGTTGCTGAAACACTAATGCCGTTGACCTTATCTAGTCTATGTATGATATTGAACAACGGGCTAGCCTTTAGGAGTCAATAAGTTTGAGCCTGTATGAGCCAAAAAAGTAAGCCTGTGTGTTGCCCG